TTGATATAAGCTTGAACGCGGATTCCTTGGCTGTTGGCGAGAATTTAAAATTTGAAAAACCATTGCGGAAAACCAGTAGTGGCTATGTCGTTTTTGATTACGACCGGAATTGGAGCGAGCCCGCAAACGGGGTAAAGGCCCATTTTGTAATGGTGGGAGATGCGCTTTCCGTTGAACTCCATGCAGATACGACTAGCGACGGCTCCGACGGTCTTATCAGTGATTCATGGACTGTGCTTGCGTGTGATAGTGATCACGCATTGCGTTTAAAGAGAAACGATAATGAAAAAATCTATATCCAACAAGGAGAATGGAATAAATCTTCAAATCAATACGAACCAATAAATTAAAGATAAATGAATTACGCTATATTTTGCTACCGGGAAGACTATAAATGTCTTGAATTATGTGTCGGGCAAATCCGCAAGGTTGACCCTGATTGCATGATTTACCTGTTTGACGATGGGAAAGCCCCGCTCACAAAAAAGGACATCCCCAAGGGGAAGGACATCATTTACAAGAAGACCTATTTTGAGCGCAACAAGAACCTGAACGGCCTTGAATGTGTCCGCGGCATGCTTTCCTGCATGCAGGATATTCCGGGCCGGGAACCCGTAATCAAGATTGATGCTGATGCACTGTTGATGTCGCTAGACGAAATCCGGAAATCGCTGTTTGAGCGCAGGAAACTTGCGGGGGGCTACCAGTGCGCCGTGCCGTTCGCCTGGTCCGGTGTATGCTACTGGGTGACGCGGAAATTCATCAATGATGCTCTTGATGTCCTGGTGACGCGGGAATTCCCGGTACGCCATGATCAAACCTACCCGGAGGACGTGACCGTTTCCTTGCTGGCCCTGTACCTGTACGGGCGCAAGGGCGCCGACGTGATTGAGTTCCAGGGCGGGAAATACCTGATCGGAATCCGTACGTGCGACTCCTACCAGTTATCAAAACTGGCGAAGCTGGCCCGGCATGTGTCCGCCGTCCACTGCGGACAGAAGGATTTTTATGAACCCATCGTCCAGCAATCGGGATGTACTATCCGGGAAGCTTGCGCCCGCGTCATGTGGGAAATCCTGCATCCGGGGGAACCGGACGGATTCAGACTTTAAACAGGTCAAGAATTAACTGGTTTTCCTCAAAGTTCTTCTTGCCCGTGTTGTATACCTTCATAATCTGCTCCGGCCCCTTTTTGCGCGGTGCTTCCAGTTTTTTGATGGGACGTCGCTTAATGGCGGCATGTTCCGCCTGCTGCATCATTAGGGACGGCGGAAGGCCGCTTTCCGCAAGGAATTTGGAGGCGGCGCGGGAAATGGCTGCCTTATGTACGCCCAGCTTGCGCGCTCGTTCGGCCATGCGCTCATTGCCGAGCACGGACGTTAGGCCCAGCGCGTATGCCACACCAAACGCGGTAACATTGGGGGTACGGCTGTTGATGAGGTGATACAGGGCCAGGGACATGATCCGGATCATTTCAAGGGCACGTTCCCGGAATTCATTTTCCTGCTCCTGTTCATCCTCCGGATATTCAAAATCCGTGTGTGCTGTGTAATATGACTGCTGCGGTTCCATATCTGCGATGTTTACTTATCAACATATCATGATATAATAATATGTAAAGGGAAGAGTAATGACAGGGATTTCACAGGCTGAACTTGCCCGTCAATTGGGCGTCAACAAAAGCACGATCACATACCATGTGAAGCGCGGGCTGACGCATGCTCAAATACGGGAATTGATTGAGGCCAGAAGGAAGGAAAGTCCAGCCGTTGAAGCCGCTGCTTCAGGCATTGAAAAAAACGCCCCGGAAGTTGGGGAAGGAGTGGCGGAACTGCGGAAAAAGAAACTTGCCGCAGAAATTACCTACAAGAATTTGCAAGCTGAACAGGCCCGCGTGAAGCTTGAAAAGGACAAGGCAAATCTGGTGGACATGGAGGATGTGAATGAACTTGTGGTGCATCTTGCCAGCGTAACCAAGGGCGTCATCCAGGCATTTGAAAACAAGCTGCCGGGCAAATTGGAGGGGTTGACGGCTGCTGAAATGGTTCCCGTGCTGCGGGAGGAAATCAAGGCTGCCCTGTACTCCATTGCAGAAGAGGCCAAGGCACAAATCAAAGTGATCAGCCGGGCGGAACAATGAAAGACATTGAAAAGGCTGCCGGATTTCTGAATCTTTTCTCGGATAATGTATCCGCGGGAATGGATGTAGAGCCGGTTACATGGATACGTGAAAATGTGGTAGACCAGCAATCGGCAAGGTCTTCCCACATTGATTTTACATTGAGCCCGTTCCTGCTGGACCCCATTGACAAATTCTTGAATGACGGTACGGTCAAGCACATTAACCTGATGGCGCCAACCGGCTCCGGCAAATCAACATTGTTTGTAGGTCTGCTTAATTACCTCATTGCCAATGATGCCGGAAATACCCTTGTCGCGTTTCAGAATGAGCAGGAAACATCTGATTTTGCGGAGACGCGGCTTTTCCCCACGTTCCGCGACAACAAAGCCCTGAAGGATTTGTTACCAAAGAAAAGGCATGCGGCCAGGAAAACGGAAATCCTTTTCCCGCACATGAATTTGTGGATGGTATCCGCTACCAAGGGCCAGTTGCAGTCAAAGTCCTGCCGGTATTTGATTGGTGATGAAATGTGGGCATGGGAAAAGGGGATGGTGCGGGAGTTCCTGGCCCGCCACCATGACCGGTTCAACCGTAAAATCTTGATGGTCTCCCAGGGGGGCGACAAGGGGACGGACTGGGTTGACGAGTACGGCAAGGGCCGCATCCATCATTACCATTGGCAATGCCCCGGCTGCCAGGGGTGGAACGCTTATGACTGGCGGGATGTCATCTACAGTAAAGAGGAAAATATTGATTGGGAGCGTTTTAAGGAATCCGTCAAAATGGTGTGCCCGCGCTGCTCTCATGAAATAGAAGATACCGTGAACAACCGGCGCCGACTGGCCAGCGGCGGCAAGTACGTGTTTTCCGGCAACACAAGCGCGTTGCCGGAGATAGTGAGCTACAATTTTAATGCTTTGGCTTGTTACTGGGTGTCATGGGCTGATCTGGCTGTGGAGTGGATTCTTGCCAATCAAAAAAAGCGGAAGGGGGACATAGAGCCGCTTAAAAAGTTTATCCAGAAACGGCTTGCTCAAAACATTGTGGATTTGGGCGAAAAAGACGACGTGTTGAAAATCCCACTCACGGCGGAAAGTATGGAAGGGTACACCGTGGAAGACGAACGGACCCGTTTCCTGACCGTGGACGTCCAGAAGGGGCACTTTTGGCATACGGTTTATGCCGTTGACGCTGGCGGCTCCTTTCATTTGCTTTCGGAGGGGCGCCTTGAAACGTTGGAAGATATTGAATGTAAACAATCTCAATTCAATGTGCCTGATCATTGCGTGGCTCTGGACTGTGCCTTTGATACGGATGCCGTTCGAAAGATATGCGGTCTTCATCATTGGTTTTCAATGAACGGTACTGTTAAAGAGGAGTACCTGCACAAAATCAAGGGGAGGGGAATTAAACTGATTTATGCGCCCATCGAACGGCATATTGTTGAGGGGGTGCAGTGCCTTCACTTCAATTTTTCCTCCCAACGGGCGAAGGATGTTCTTGCCGCGCGGATTAAAACGGGGCATTTCAAGGTTCCTCATAATGTTTCTGCTGAATACATTAAGCAGATGCAAGCCGAAAGCAAGCAGGAATCCATAGACAAGCGTACTGGGCGGGTCTCCCTCAAGTGGCTTGCCTCCGGGAATAACTCTCACATGTGGGACTGTTCCTGCATGGCGGTAATTTTTGCCATGATTCACCGGGTCATTTAAGCGCAACGGGCGCGCACTAGTGTATGATGATTTTATGTCAGGGCGCCACATTTGATATTGCTACTACCAGCGGCATTGCTCAATCGGTGATGCTGCGTTTTGTGGACGGTGACGGCGCGGCAAAAGACATATCCGGAAACACGTTCCGCTGCGCTGTCCGCGGTCCCGGCGCCGCCGCTATTAAATGCGAGCCTATTGACGCCACAAGCGCGCGCCTTGCATGGAGCCCCCTAAAAGCTGGGGCTCATGCCTATGATCTGTTCATGGCTGCGCCAGACGGCGCAGAACGGCCCTTGATTATGGGAGAAATCCAGGCCGCCCCCCGTGTCACGCCACCAGGAAATGAAGACGTGGTAACGATAGGCGACATTAAAATCATAGTCCCCGACGCCGCAGACGGAGAAGTTAAAATCATTGACCCTTCCGCGGATGCTGCAGAACGTGCGGAGGCCGCAGCTCAAAAAGCCGAAACTGCCGGAACTGATGCCGATACCGCACGGAAGGATGCGGAAAATGCTCTGAAATTGGCGAACGATGCTGCCGCATCCGCACAAAAGGCCCTTGCCGCCATCCCGCAGGTAGATGCTGTGGGTAATATGATGCTGGAGGGTGGTCTGACTGCGAACGGCACCATCAACGCCAATGGTGGCATCAATATTCCGCTTACCGTGGGAGCGCAAACAGGCACGGCAGCCGTGAACCGCCTGTATGCCGCAGGAATGGCCGGAGTGACGGACATTTATACCCAGCATGTCTACCTGAACACGGGCGCTATTACGGCGACAGGTACGGCATCTACTAAAATTCTGATACCTGGCCAGTACGCGCAGACAAACGTCCTGGCCAATACGCACAGTACTGTTATACATACTTTCACGGGGCCGCACGGCCAATGGAATTATTCCAGTTTCGCCGGATTTTCTATCCCCTACCAATTAACGGCGGCTGGCAAAATCACCGTAGATATTGGGCGCGGGAGCAAGACGACGCGGCAAGATTTATCCCTGGACTCATACAGCATCATTCCCGGTAATAATCTGGCGTACAATACCGGGGAGATACTGGATATTACGTTTGATAATGTGCGCGATACGGCCCGCAATGGCTATGTGATCCGCGTCCGTGAAATATACTGTACCGAGTCCACGCAGCTCTGGAAGGTTAAAACCACAACCAGCTTTATCCCTGCTTCCGGTAACGAGCCAATACCTTATATAGTTAACAAGATCATCTACCAGCAATATGAGCCACGCTCCTACATTGCGGGGGATTATGGCGACGCTTACGGGGCATTGTTTTTGCTGACCGGAAGCGGTAGCATTCAGCAATTGTGGATGATTGCCACGGTACGAGGGGTTACGACTTTTGAAACGGGGACGGGGTTTAATCGCATTGTGTCAGACATGCCGGGGATTGCAGACGGTAGCGTTGCGCTCCTTGTCGGGTCTGCGGAGCGCACCAACTACCAACCGGGCAATGTCAACCCGGTTTACTATGCCCTGGCCGCGATAGCCGAAAATGCCATTGAAACCGAAGAAACGACTGATTTTGAAGA